AGCTACAAGACGTAGTAAGCGCCAATATGGTTGACGGAAACAGACGCGATGTACTAAACTACCGCACAGGTCGCTTAGCAAGTTCAGCAAGAGTCGAACATTTAAGCGAATCTCGCAATGGCATGATAACTGCTTTTTACAGTTACATGAAAAACCCATACGCAACCTTCTCACAAGGCGGTCGTCAGCAAAACCCACGGTCACGAGACCCTAAACTGCTGATAAGCAAATCAATTCGTGAAATTGCCACACAACAAGTCGGCAATCGTTTAAGGGCCGTTAACATATGAGTCGAAGAACTTCAATTTTAAACGCACTAACAGAAAAGCTAAAGTTAATAGACGGCAACCAACCTTATCAAGTAAACTTAAGTGGCAATGCGTATGCAAAACTAAAGTTCTGGGACGAAGTCGAAGACTTTCCAGCTGTGTACTGCACACCAGGCAGCGAGCAGCGCGAGTATCATCCAGGCGGATTTGCTTGGGGTTATTTGGGTTTGAGCATAAAAGTTTACTGTCGCGGTGAAGAAGCGCAACTACAGCTAGAGCAGTTGCTGGAAGACATAGAGCACTGTGTAGACAGTAACCGTGTGCTTGTATACGACACAGCGAAAAACTACGAAACAACTGAAATACTAGTTCAGTCAATTGTAACCGACGAAGGGCTGTTAGCACCTTATGCGGTTGGAGAAATTAACTTACAAGTGCGCTATGCCATAATGTAAGCAACCGTGCAAACAGTACCAATCACAGATAAATATCTCGTTAAAGTACTTGAGCACTAACAAAAAGGAAATGAGATATGTCATTTAATTTAATTCGTAACAGTCGAGTATTTTTTACTACGAATGTTAACCCAGCTACCGGTGTAGTACAAGCCACAGGTTTTACAGCTGGCAACACACGAGAAATCCAAGTTCTAGAAGGCTTTACATTTAGTCAAAACACAACGCAAGAAACTGTTACACTAAACGAAGCTGGCGAAACGCCTGTTCGTGGTCAGCGCAGCTTTAACACTGCACTTGATCCAGTAGATTTCTCTTTTTCAACTTATATGCGTCCCAGCGACTTGGGCACTGGCAACAATGTTACTTGCGAAGAAAGCGTTCTTTGGAATGCTATGTTCTCCGACAAGGCCATTGGTGTAAGCGGAGCTGCTTGGACAGAAGGCGAAGCCCTTACCACTTGTGTGGCAACAAACTCAAACAAGCACCAACTACAACAGTTTGGTTTGATTATTACAGTTGACACAACTACGTTTGTTATCGACAACTGCGTTTTAAACACAGCCACAATCGACTTTGGTATTGACGCAATTGCCATGGTACAGTGGGCCGGTCAAGGCAGCTTGCTACGTCAGATTACTACTCCAACACTAGGTGTGGATGGTCAAACTGGCAACGTTACATTTAGTGGTACACTAGGTGGTGTAGCCAAGAAAAAGGATGTAAACGCACTGTTCTTAGCCAACAAACTATCAACAGTTGTGCTAGACGAAGGCATCAACAGCGGTGGAACAGCTTATACAATTGCACTAACTGGTGGTACACTAACAATCAGCAATAACGTTACTTACTTGACACCAGCTAACTTAGCGGTTGTTAACAAGCCAATTACGTACTTTGCAGGTACTCGCTCTATTAGCGGCAGCTTAAACTGCTACCTACGTACAGGCAGTGCTAACTCAGCTGGTCTAATGAACAGCTTATTGGTAGGTTCTTCTTCAGAAGTAGATCCAGACTTTTACATGAAAATTGTAGTTGGCGGTGCTATTGGCGCAGCAACTCGTGTTGAGTTTGAAATGCCTGCGGTTGTGTTATCTATCCCAACAGTAAACGCTGAGCAAGTTGTTTCAACAACAATTAACTTTACTGCACAAGGTTCATCAGGTAATAATTTTGATATTGGTCAAAGCAACGAAATTACCATTAACTACTTAAGCGCACAAACAAGCTAAACTTAAGTGGCAAGTACTGGGCTTCGGCCCAGCCTCTTTTTAATAACAATAAAATATGTCATCAATTTCTTTAAAATCCTTATTAGTACCTTCCAAAGCTGTTGAGGTAGAGTATCCAGGTATGCCTGGCTTTAACATTAATGTTGCTTTTTTAAGCCGCGAAACACTACTAAGTATTCGCAAAAAGTCAACAAAAACCAGCTTTAAAAACCGTCAGCCTGCTGATGAGTTCAACGAAGATTTGTTTTTACAGCTTTATGTAGAAAACGCTGTAAAAGGTTGGAGTGGTTTAAAGTTAAGTTACTTAGAGCAATTAGCGCCTGTTGACTTAACTGGACAAAACCCAGAAGATGAACTAGAATACTCAGCAGAAAACGCACTTTACCTAATGAAAAACTCATCGAACTTTGATGCGTTTATCAGCGAGCAGGTATCGGACTTGGGAAACTTTTCCACGAGCAGCAAGAAAGCTTAAGCCAGCTGCTCGTTAATTATATGCAAAACTCAAACTTGGGCATGACCAAGGATCAGTACTTTGAAATGTGCGAGATGCTTGGCTCGGAACCAAAAGAATCCGAGATCCCAGTTGAGTTTGAAGATTTTCCAATAGAAATGCAACAAGCATTTAGTGCTTATAAAATGTTGCGTGATGAGTGGGACGGATTTAATGGCGTGTATTTAGGTAAATCACTTATTGGTATTACCGAAGTTTTACACGCAACAGAAATTGACCCAGAAGACCACAAGTTCATTACTATGCTAGTAAGAACAATAGACCAGGTCAGAAGCCAAGAAATTAACAGTAAAAAGCCCCCGGAAAAGCCTGCAGCATAATTTCTGCAGGCTTTTTTTATGTTAAAAATTTTTTGGTTTGACAATTAAATGGTTAAGTGTTATAATGGTCTGTAACAAAGTTTGTGTAATTTTAAGCCACCGGTTCTAAGCAAAGGAGCAAAGATGGCAACAGTAAAAATAGATTTAAGTCTAGAAGACACCAAAGGCAGTATCAAACGCCGTAAAAGTGATGTTGAAGGCTTAAACAGAGAATTAGAAAAGACTAATCGTCTTAGCACTGGCACCCAATCAGGTAGCCGTGCTGTACGAGCTAGTTTTGGTGCTAGCTTAGGCGATCCCACTGAAAACCAAGAGTACGGACGTGCTCGTGGTGCTATGGGCGGCACAGGTGCAGCAGGCCGTGACTTTGCCAACCAAGCACAAGGTCTTGGTGGATTGGTTCGTCTATACGCCACTTATGCTGCCAACGTATTTGCTGTTAGTGCAGCTTTTACGGCACTATCACAAGCCATGAATACCACAAACATGGTACAAGGTTTGAACCAACTGGGTGCAGCCAGTGGCGTAGCCATGGGCAATTTAGCTAAGCAGTTTGCAGAAGCAAGCGGTGGTGCAATTAGCTTACGTGAATCCATGGAAGCAACTGCAAAAGCTATTAGCGCAGGACTTTCACAGTCACAGTTTATTAAATTAGGCGAAGTAGCCAAGCAAGCATCTCAAGCACTTGGTATAGGTATGAGCGACGCTGTAAGTCGTTTGACTCGTGGTATTGTTAAGCTAGAACCAGAACTATTGGACGAATTGGGTATTTTTACTAAAATTGGTCCTGCAACAGAAAACTATGCTCGTACTATCGGCAAAGCTGCCAGTCAGCTAACTGACTTTGAACGTCGCCAAGCTTTTGCCAACGCAGTACTAACAGAAGGTGCTACAAAGTTCGGCGAAATTGACATTCCAACAAACCCTTATGATAAACTGCTTGCCAGTTTAAAGAACACAGCACAAAGTATCTTAGAAGTAATGAACCGAGCATTGGTTCCGCTAATTGATCTTTTAAGTGCAAGCCCCAATGCTTTATTAGCTGCTATTGCAGCTATTGGTTTAAAAATAACCACACAAGCATTACCAGCTGTTACACAATATCGCGCCGGATTACAACAAGCCGCTGAAGATGCCAAAGAATTAGCTGGAGCACGTTCTACAGCTGCTAAAGAAGCTTATGCAGTTGCTGTTGCACCAGCAATGCAAAAACAGCTAGAAGCCCGTGCAGACGCTTACTTAATAAAAGAAGAAAAGCTAGCTTCGCTGGTAGAAAAATCAGAAAGAGCCAGTAAAGCAGGCAGACTGCGAGCCGATTTCAAAGAAATCATGGCAGCTAAAGATGTTAGTTTAATAAAAGACGAAGACATTAAAAAAATAGATGAACATGGTAAAAGTCTAAGTCGCACCACTAACCTATACACTGAATGGGCCAAAGCAGCTACTAACGCAAAACTAGCTGCTAAACAATTTGACCAAGAGCTAGCTAAAACACCAGACATAACACAGTCCCACCCACTTAGTCCGGTTAATATAGCAAGACGCCGCGAAGCGTCGGCCATAGCTGCAGCAAAAAGCAGTAGTATAATTAGCCAAGCTAGTATTGACACTGAAGTAGAAGGTGCTCGCGCCGCTATTAGCAAAGCAATAG